CGCCTTTGTAAATCAAAAACTGGATATGGCCCCAGTTCTCCATGTTGATGATATCGCTGTAAACGGTACCAGCGAACGCATCAGCGACAGGGTCGAGGCCCTTAACGATGTGGTTAAATTCTTTCATGTTTTACCTCAACTTTCTTATCTGGCCGCGAGGGTAACGAACGGGGAACGCGCCTTGGAGCTGTTCTTGATTGTGAGGGTCTTGTTTCTTTTCGGCATGCCGTTTGCGCGGAAAATGAAACGGTAGCAGTTTTCAGCCGTCAGGAACTGGACGTGCATAGACGTGTCAGCTTGCACGCCGCCCTTGTAGATCATTAAGTACTGGGAGAGGTCGACATAGCTAATGTCGCCCACGTCGCCGATGGCTGAGCAATGATCACTCGGAATGACGGGCTTGCTCTTCAGGGTTGTTACTGCGCCCTGCTGCGCGGCCGGCAGATACACAGGAACGCCGCCCGTGCCGATGGGGAACGTAAGGTAATCGAACTGTTCCGAAACATCGGGGTGAACGAGCCATACATAATTCGGGTCAGAGGGGTTGAGCGCGAGATTGTACATCTTCACGATGTTTTCCCATACGACGGTGTCAGCAGCCTGTCCGGCTTCAGCTGCAGCAGTGACAAGCGCGCCGCCCTTAAGATAGCCAAGGGGTTTGCCGGCTCCGGTTGCGGAGATCACGCAGCCCTCCAGCTCGCGCTGAATAGCCAAAGCAAAAGCTCGGCTATAAAGCTGAGAAGCGAAATTGCTGTCGTTCTCGAGTTCATAGGTTGCATAGGCGATGCCCATGAGCTTCTGAAGCTTCAGTTCTCTGTCTGTCAGTTTCGGCTTTGACGCCGTTACAGCTGCAGCCTCTGCTGCCCAGTAAACTTGAACGCCGCCGAACACGGTTGTCGCAATGCTGGATTCGTCGATTTCCGTCCACTCAACGCGGTTGGCATTGCCGCTGATCTGGTAAGTGTCGACACGGGAAAGTATTTCGCCTGCCTTGGCCGCAGTGTCCATCATCATGCCGGCGAAGTCAGACTGTACGGCATAGCCACCTTCATCCGGGTTGCCTTCGTTGGCGCCAAGCGCTGCGTTCTGCGCGTTAAGTTTAGCAAGGCGCTGATCCACGGTGCCGTTGATTGCAGCGTTACGGACGGCCTTCAGCTGATCCGCGAAGTTGCTGAACAGGATGAGGGGCTTGTGATCTTTCGGCGTTGCGAAGATGGGAGGGTTAACGACGACCGTATCCTTGACCTCGTCGCCGGCTTCGTCGAATTCTTTTCCGGCCTCGATCGCCTCCTGGGCAGGGATTTTCAGGTTGAGGGTTTTAACCTTATCCGTTGCGGCGGTGATATCCTCCGCTGTGGCGTCGGCCTTTGCCATAACAGCCTGAAGCGCGATTTTGGCTTCATCGATCTGCGCAAGCAAGGCCTTCATTGCTTTTGATTTAAACATTTTGTGCCTCCTAAAAAAATGATTTGAGTATAAAAACAGCTTCGGGGCTAAAGCTCCAAAACTGCTTTCGCGCGGGCTATTGCTTTTTCCTTTGCCGTGTTATCGGGTGGCGATGGCGGGGGCGGTGGTTGTTTCCTGAACCCTTCTTTTGCCACGATCCGTTTAAGAGCTTCGCTTGTGCTGTCAAGAACCTGCTTGCGGCTGAACGCGAAGTCGGCGATGTTTTCAACGCTTGCCGCATCGGCGGTCGCGCCGCGCATACCGGTCGCAAAGCCTTCCTTGACTGCGGTCTTCGCGCTCATGTATGTCTCATCGTTCATAAGCTGCGAGATTTTCGCCCGCGATCTTCCGGTTGCCAACTGGTAGGCATTTATAATACTTTCTTTTACCTCGTCGAGTACATCAGCGACCTGCCGAAGATCTGACGCGTACCCGTAGACTTCCGTCAGCGGATTGTGCATCATGAACATATCGACAGGGCCCATATAGCGTTCGTCGCCGGCACAGAAAGGTATTGTTGCTGCGCTCATTACTTTTTGATCGCTATGAGCAGTTATCTTTGCCCCAGACTTTTTGTGTTCCATAAGGGCGTTATACATACCGGCTGCAGCCCAAACGCTTCCGCCTCGGCTATTAATCCACAGCTCTATATTTTTGCCAGCATGCTGGGAGAGCTCCGCCTTGAAAGCATTTGGCGACACGGCGGGGATATCGAACCACTCGTAAACCCAGGCGTCCTCATCGTCGATGATGTCACCCTCAATTCTCAGTTCGACACTTTCGGGCGTTGTCTCTGTGGCAGCCTTATTAATAAAATTCCAAAACCTCAATGCCTCTTACCTCCTTTCCGTTTCATATCTTCCCGGCCTCTTTCAAAATTGCCACAACCTCGTCGAGGACCTTGTTGGTAACTTTTGCCCCGTCTTCGCTTCCAGCTTCAATCATATTTGCTGGTTGAAGATAAATATCACCGTTTTTGATTTTTGGCAGATTCTCAAGCTTCCGTATGTCGTTTGCCGATAAGTAACCCCACTGCCGTCCAGCGGCATACGCCTCAGCTCGCGACTTAGCGTCGCCCCGGAGGAGACCGTCGACCTTCCGCTCGAAGTACATGCCCTCCATCCGCTTTTTTTGGTCAAGCAGCTGGGCGTTGATGCAGCCCTCGTCGCGCTTGTAGTATGGCAGCATTGTGTACATGATGAACTCAAGTGACTGATGCTCGATGTTGTTGTTGGTACTGCGGTCGAGCTTGTTGATTAGATGCTGCGGGACGCGGTATATCCTGGCAATGTCCTCGATCTGAAAATACTTCGATTCGAGCAACTGCGCGTCAATTGGATCAACGGTGACTTGCTCCCATTTCATTCCGTCTTCAAGAAGCATCGGGGTCCCGGCTTTTCTTAGTCCGGTATAATTTTCCTTAATGCCTTTCTTAAGGCGTTCAAAAGCGGTTTCGTTCAGCACGCCGTCTTTTTGAAAAACTCCTGATGGCATGGCCGCGTTGTTATAAAAGTTCAAACCGTACTTTTCATATGAGATCCCTAAGGCAATAGCCTGGGCGGCATATGTCAGTGGTGATAATCCGATTACCCCGTCAAATGATAAGTTGGGGATATGAAGCACCTGAGATCGGCTTAACGTTCGCTTTTCTGTTCCGTAGCCTATCGCATACCGAAGCTTCTTTGTGTTCTTATCCCTGTCGATCGTCGTTACATCGTGTCGGTACGGATAAAGCCCAATTAATTCGCCGCTGCCGTTGAACTGTCTCTCGCAGACCGAATTACCACCGGCGCACAGATTAGCCATTCTTGCTGTATCGAAAGAGAAGGCATCCATTTCCTCGTTCGGACGATTATGTAGAATGTCGTACAGCGTATCATCAGTGACGATGTCGCGGCCGTCCTTGTTTTTCTGGTACAAAATAATCGGGGCGCTGGCGAACGTCTCGGACAAAACTCTGATGCACGCGTTGACGGCTGAATACTTCATAGCCGACTCTGTATCCATGGTTCCCTCTTCAGCGTCTTCGCCAGATAAAAAGGCAACCCGGTATTCATCTAAGGTGCCCGCGTACGCCTTATTAACGATGATCTTGCTTGCCATTTTCAGGCGGTTCCCAAAGGTTAAATTCAAACAATCATCTCCTATGCAAGTGATCTCATGCCGCGAGATTCGTATATGGACTTCACGCTTTTGGCTCCTGCCGCTACAGCGTCCGTTCTTGCTTCCCACGACAGAACAGACGCCATTGCAAGGTCGATTTTGTTCGGCGAGTCCGACCGCTCTTTGCTTATCAGCCAAAAGTTTCTACCGGTGTCTTCGTCTTTGAGTGGCAGATCGCGCCTGACGGAGTTCCCCAGATGTCGCTCAAACCGTTTATCGCCGTCGTGCGATATTTCAGCGGCAGTGATTGCCGTGCTGTAATTCTCAAGAGCATAGGACATAGGCTTTCGACGGTTCGTCCACCATTCGATTACTCTGTCAGCGCCGTATTGTCCGGCCCATTTCGCGGTCCACGCCTGCCAGTATGGCGGGTCGGCATACATTCGCCAAACCTCATACTCTGTGAAAGCCTGTTCGACCGCGGCATCGACCTCCTCGGTCGGTACCTGCCATTTTTCCGCTTGTCCAAACGGACATTCCCAAAGACCAATAACCCATTGAAATCCGGTTTCGATGTGGGTACCCACGAGCGCGGTAGAATCGTTAAACTGCGCGCCGTCAAACCCCAGTGTGATCATGTCGCCTTTTTTGGCCGGATTCTCTTTTTTTAGTAATTTCCATTTTTCGACGTCGAAAGCTTTTTTTCCGGACCGCACAAGACGATTACACCAGACGCGCTCCCAATAGCTGCGGTCGGTTGTTGGATCGCGCCACAGTTCGACGATTGCGTCGATGTCTCTCCAGGCAGCTGCGGTACCAGACGCTTCGATGACGGCGGCTTTGGCGCCGGCTTCGGTCGTCAAGTCGTGAGTATCCGAGGCCTGCCGGTGAAAATAAAAAAGCCGGGCGTCTTTTACCCGTCCTTCCGATATTGCTTTCGCGTAGTCCATGGTTTGCTCTGCCACCGAGCCGGTACCTGGCTCCGGCGCCGTCGTTACCTCAAGAGCCCATGCGTCCGCAAGTTTTCTTTTTGGCAGGTTCGCCATCATTGTCTGATGGGCGTTTTTGAGCTTATTGGTTGTCCACCAGTGCGTCTCGTCCGCTAATTGAAATGTCGTCCGCGCGCCGTCTCGAGCGCTGGGGCTTGACGCCAGCGAGACGGCTTTCCCGTCCCCCCGCTTCCGCATGATGCGATCCATGCCGATATCAAAATCATATCGCAAAGGACCTTCGCCCAAGACTACCCGCAGCGTACCGTACGCCAGCTCGTCAGACTGGCCTTCCGTGTATGCAACCATCGGAATGTACGGATCGGTTACCGGCCCGCCTATGGGGTTGCCCCGTTTGTCGAAGCCGTGGCACCGCACCGGAGCATCCGGATGAAGCTCGCATGCGGCGATCCATGCGGCAAGCTCCGTCTTCGCGAGACCCTTTGCCAAGCTCAGCCCGACGCGCTTGAAGCGCCGCCGTCCGGCCATGCTGTGACCGAGTGGATATATCTCGTACATTCGCCATATAAGCGCGCGCTTTTCATCATCCAAGACGGCTTGGTTGCCTCGCAGATCGCCCGGTCCGAAAATAAGATTCTCCTCAATGAAATCGCAGACCTGCGGGCCTAGTGTCGGCCACAGATCTTTGTCATTGTTCGGCACCATCAAGACGCTCATTCTACTACCCGGAGAATCCCCCGTGGATCGTTAGCCGCCTTTTGATACTTCGCCGGCTTTGGAATATCGGGCTTCTCTGCCTCATCCTGTTTTGCGATATCCCACTGCAGCCGGCTTCGATCGACAGGTGATAAGCCGAAGCGTGCCTCTTGAAGCCTTATCTCGGACATCAGTTCCTTTCCGGGGTTCTTGTAAAAATTATCTACAAGCAGCGCGAGCCGGGCAAGGCCATCAACGTCGGTGTCAAAATAGCCTCTGGCCATTGGCGAGTTC